CTGGGTGCGCGCGGCGACCTTGCGCTACCGGGAGATGCAGAACAAGGCCCCGACGGGCGACCCGACCCACAATCGCACGCTCTCAGCCCTCGGGGTCGACGTGGCGCGCGGTGGGGCGGACTCCACTATCGTCTTCAGGCGCTATGGGGCGTTCGTAGCCGAGCCCATACTCATCGGGGGTGCGGATGCCTCAACCGGCCCCGAAGTCGCCTCCAGGCTTCTCCAGCACCGCAGAGACAACTGTCCGATCATTGTGGACGCCAACGGGGTGGGAGCATCAGTGTACGACCATCTCGTACAGGCCCTCAACCTGGACAACGTCTATGCCTATGTCGGCTCCAAGAAGTCCCACGCCCATGACTTGTCCAACAAGCTCGGGTTCATGAACCTGCGCTCGGAGAGGTACTGGAAGCTGCGCGAGATGCTGGACCCGGCGAGCCCGACCAAGATTGCGCTCCCTGATGACCCAGAGCTGGTTGAGGAACTACTGGCGATGACCTGGGAAGAGCAGTCGATGAAGATCAAGGTCGTTACTAAGAAAGACCTCATCAAGATACTAGGACGCTCTCCTGACAAGGCAGACGCTTTGATGCTATCCTTTGCGGGACCGTCGTTCGATGACGAGGAGCTTGAGCTTCCTCAGTTCCAGGAGAACCGGATTTACACACGCATGCCGACGCGCGCCGAAGACCGCCGGCTGCAACGCGCCAGAGACCTTGGCCCCGATGACCTCGGGAACCCGCGGGTCAGGATGAGGTGGTGATGAAAACGATCCCCGAGACCATCAAGGTCGTCGTCCCTGATGACCTTCATGACGCCGCCAAGGCTCGACTCAACCAGAACCGGGACTTCCTGGACGACGACCTGACGACCAACTGGGAGCACGCCTACCACTACTACAAGGGCGAGTTCCCTCCGGCGACCTACGAGCACACCTCGACCGCGGTCTCGACGGATGTCTCCGATGCCATCGAGTGGATGCTGCCGGCGGTCCTGAAGCCGCTCATTGAGTCACCGGACGTGGTGCGCTTCGACCCGGTGAATCCCGAGGACGTGGAGCAGGCGGCGCTGGAGAGTGACTACGTTCACCACACGTTCATGAAGAAGTGCGAGGGCTACCTGAAGCTCTACACGCACATCAAGGACGCGCTGCTGGTCAAGAATGGGGTCTTCTGCACCTACTGGGACGAGGGCTTCCGGCACCAGAAGGAGACCTACAAAGACCTGACCCAGATCGAACTGGCTGACCTCGTCACCCCCGATGACGGCTCCGAGATTCGCGTGCTCGCGCAGCAGGAGCGCATGGTCCCTTTGGTCGACGTGGCCACCGGGGCGCCGATGGAGGGCATGGAGGCGCTCACCGAGACCCGCTACGACGTTGAGGTGCGCCGCTACTGGCCGCTCGGTCGCCCGGTGGTCGAGGTCTGCGAGCCCGAAGCCTTCGGGATCGACTTCTCCCACGACTCGGTCAGCCTGACTGAAGCGCCCTTCTGCTGGTACACGATGAAGAAGTACCGTGCTGACCTCGTGGCGCTCGGCTATGACGAGGACAAGATCGAGGACTGCCCGACGGGAACCTGGGACGCCAGTGACAACGAGACCAAGTACGCGCGTGAGGATGTCGAGCGTGAGGCCAACACGTTCAACGACCACAACCCCACGTCCGACGAGTCGCAGAACGTCTACACCATTCACCGGGTCTTCATCCGCTTCGACGGCGATGGCGACGGGCTTGACGAGCAGTACATCGTCATCCTGGGCGGCCATCAAGGCGAGGTGATGTTCGACTACTACGAGGTGCCGCACAACCCGTTCAGCGCCTCGACCCCGTTCATCGCTGCGCACAAGTTCTATGGCTACTCGCTTTTCGACAAGCTCCGCCGCATCGCGGACCACAAAACCAAAGTCCTCCGAATGCTGGAAGACAACCTCGATCTCGCGAACAACCCGTACAAGAAGGGCATTCGGGGTGCGTTCAACCTGGACGACGTACTCGGTGGGGTCAACGAAGGTCGTCTCTGGCGCGTGGAGTCGCAGGATGCGTTGACGGAGGTGCAGCCGATTCCCATCCAGACACAGGCCCAGCAGCTCCTCGACTACTACGACAAAATGCGCTCGGAACGCTCCGGGGTCGACCCGAACGCACAGTCGATTGCTTCTCTTCCGGAAGAGTCCATGAACCATGCCGTCGAGCGGCTGTTCAGCGCCAAGGAAGAGCTGGTGGGGATGATCATCCGCACCTTCGCCGAGACCGGCATCAAGGATATGTTCTACAAGCTCCGAGCGTGCCTGATGCAGAACATGGACAAGGATGAGGTGGTCCAACTCCGCAACAAGTGGGCGAACATCAACCCGGCGAACTGGGTTGAGCGCACCAACACCTCGGTGGTGGTCGGTCTCGGGACCGGAGACAAGATGCGCAAGGCAGGCGCGCTCCAGGGCGTCCTACAGCTTCAGATGCAGGCGATGCAAGGCGGCATGAACGGCATCCTGGTATCGCCGCAGCGGCTCGCTCACACGGTCAGAGAGCTAGTGCGGGTGCAGGGCATCGGCGACCCTGACGATTTCGTCCTCGATCCGAACCTGTTGATGGACCCGCGCAATGCGCAGACTCCGCGCGGCCAGGAAGTTCAGATGGCGCTGCAACTACAGCAGCAGGCCGCCCAGCAGGCCCAGCAGCAGGCGATGGCCGAGCAGCAGGCCAACATGCAGCTCCAGGAGCGTCTGCTGAACTCCCAGCAAGAGGTCGCTCAGATCAAGGCACAGGCCGATCTGATGAAGGCGCAGATGCAGGAGCAGTCTAAGGCGCAGGCCGACATGGCCAAGATGCAGGCTGAGATGATGCAGTTCCGCGAGGAGATGCGTCTCAAGTGGGCCGAGCTGGCGGCGACTGAGACGGTCAACGAGGACAAGGCGGTTATTGAGAAGGCCAAATACATGGCCGACATCGGCAAGGTCTACAAGGACTCCGAGGAGCGTGAGAAAGACCGGCAGGCGAGACCCAAGCCGAACGGAGGTGGTGAATGAACCTCGACATCTTCCGCACCGGCGGCATGAGCTTCGAGCAGTGGGTCGAAGCCAACGATCTGACCAAAGCTCCCGAGGAGGAGATTGAGCGGTTTCGTAGCGCCCTGGACGCGCTCCACAAAAACGCCGCGCTCAAATTCATTCTGAACGGCATGGAGATTGAGGCCATGAGCAAGGTCTACACCATGCGGTTTGAACATGCCGACTCCCTTGATTCCGCCTATCGAGACCTCCAAGCCGTCAAACGCTTCCGTCGGCTCCTTGAGGGTCACGTCCAAGATCGCGCCGTATCGTTGCAAAAACACGGCAAGTAGCTAAACTACCTGAAAACCAAGAGATTCAACGCTTATGGCTGACGCAGCGCAAGACGCTCCTTCCGGGTCCGACATGGACCTGATGAAGTCCTTTGTCGAAACTCATGGCCTGCCGCCGGAAGTCGATGAAGGCGAGCCGCGTGCGCCGAAGGCGAAAGCCAAGCCTCAAACACAAGAGCCGCCGGAAACCCCGGAAACCCCGGAAGCTCCGCAAGAACCCGAAGTCGGGGAGGGTAATGACCTCGACTACGAGACCCTGGCACAGCTAGGGTTGGTCCCCGAGGAGCAGCCGGCTTCCGGGGATGGCGACGGTGACGGCACCCAAGAGGGCTCGAATATCGATCTGTCCCTCTTCGCCAAGACTCTGGGCATCGAGGCGACCGACCTCTCGATGCAGAATGGCGAACTGATGGTTCGCACCAAGGTCGACGGCGAGGTGGCAACAGTACCTTTTGCCGAGCTGAGGAAGGGTTACCAACTCCAGAAGCACTTGACACGGCAGCAGCAGCAGTTTGCTGATCAACGTCGTGAATGGGAGCAGCAACGCCAGCAGCAGGAGCAGCAGCTCCAGCAGCAGGCAGGTATGGCAAAGGAAATCCTCGACCACGAGGAGCGTCAACTCAACGAGCAATACACCCGTGACTGGAAGGCACTGCGGCAGGAAGACCCTGCTGAATATGCCGCCCAGGTGGCTGAGTACAATCAGCGCCTAACCGACATCAAGCGCCGGAAGGAAGGGGTGGAGCAGTCTCTTCGGCAGCGCCAGCAGCAGCACATGCAGCAGTATCAGTACCAAGTGCAACAGCGGGTACAGGCCGAAATGCAGCAGTTCGTTGAGAAGACCGGCTGGCAGAAGCCAGAGGATTTCCAAGCCAATACAAACAGGTTGCGCGGATACTTGATCGATCAGGCAGGGTTCCAACCCCAAGAGGTTGATAGTGCCGCCGACCACCGCGCGCTCCTACTGGCCGAAAAAGCCAGGAAATATGACGAGTTGATGGCGAGAGTTCAGACGGCGAAGAAGAAAGTCGCGGAATCCCCTGCGATGCCGTCCGGGCAAGCTGCACGGCAACCGACAGGCAAGCGTTCCCAGGTCAAACAGGCCCAAGCACGTCTCAGAAAGACGGGGTCTCTGGAGGACGCGGCCGCAGTGTTTAATTCCCTGGGTATTTCATAGAGGTAACCCCCAATGGCAGCTCCGCAAGACTATTTTCAGCGCATTGACCTGACGGATACCGCGAACGGCGGCACCACCGGTCTCAACCGTACTGGCGACAACGTCCGTGAGGACTTCTTGGACGCCATCGAGAATATCGCACCGACGGCGACCCCGTTCATGTCGGGCATCGGTCGCGCGTCCTGCGACGACGTGTTTACGTCCTGGCTTCAGGACACTCTGGCTGAGCCAGACGATGGTAATGCCGCACTCGACGGCGCCGACATCGGCGACGACTCCTCGGC